GGTAGATGACTGTCACTCTCAATAGTAATTGTAGTGTCAGTTGAATGTCCTACCACGCCAAAGCGGTATGTGCCTGAATCAATAGCAGCCTTACTTAGGAGGTTAGCCGCACCACCAACGATACGCCCTGTAAAGGTACGTTCATAAGTATCTCTCTTGAGTGGTACAACTTTAACCTTAAAGAATCCTGTACTGTTGTAGGTAACTGCGTAGTTTCTAATATGCAGTACACCTGTTGTTATGGGTTTGTTATCTTGTTTAATTACTGGTTCTGAAAACTGGTACTTAAACGTAAAAGGTACTCCAGCGTATACTACTTCGCCATCAGCGAGTAGTGCTGCTACATCTCCTACCTCAATAATCTTACCACGTTTATCTACATAAACTAGGTTAGTATCAGTGTAGGGTACTGTAGTTGTACCACCAGTTTCTAGTTGTACTCGTCTGTCTAGATGGACAGAGAAACTACCATCAGTATACTGAGTAGCATTATCAACAGAAAGGTTTATTCTTTCTAGATAGAGGTTAGTACCCCTCTTGATAAGGATGTCAATGTCAGCACGGTTAAATGAGTAACCTACTACATCACCATCAAACACCCAGCGTGACCACGAGGCTTGAAGCTTCTCACGGCCTGACCAGTAGTATCTATATACATATATAGCCTGACTGTCGTTATCCGTCTGTACAAGTATCATATCCTCATTAGAGGATGCTTGAATACTCTTGACTTCACCACTAAGATACTCAGGGACGTGTGCTGTAATTTCACTAGCATCATTAACGTCTGTATCAGTATCGACAAAGTATTCCCAACAGCCTGACCATGCACCACGCCTAGAGGCAAAGTAAACATACTTACCAGCCTGTGCTGGCTTTGCTCTTAGGGATGCCTCAAACTCTGTGGTGTTAGCCACGTTGATAGTCTCAGGGGTTAGGAGTGGTTCTGCTGTAACCTTGAACTGCGTAAGGTCTGAAAAGAGCAGTAGGCTCTCGTTGAACGGTACAGCGTGTTTAAGAATACTAACCTTGTTAGAGGATACCGCAACGTCAATAGGGTCACTGTCTACAATAGTTAGTGTTGTCTTACGGAAGAAGTCAAACTCTAGGAACTCACCAGCACGAGCAAAGATTACATTCTCGTCTGCTAGTAGTCCTAGTCTGTTTCTGTGGAAGAAGATGTCAGATAATGTGTATCCTACAAAGGAGGGATAACTATTAGTATTATCATCACCTACATCTCTTTGAGCATACACAGCCTCGTCAAACGTAAAAGAACCATCGGGGTTCTTGATTAGCTTGTGGGGCATTGTGGTGGCATCAAGGTCTAGTAGGATATTAGGTTCTACTGTTTCCTTCCAGACACCATTAGCATACTTAACATAGTAGTCGTCCTGTGCCTTCTCGTTGTCACCTATGATTTTGATGATGAAGTTTTCAGGAGCTTCTACAGGAAGCTTTTTAAAATCTAATGTCTCATCCTTAAATACTAGTAAGTGGTCTCCACCATGTGAGTCCCCTACTTCTACTTGGAAGTCAGTAGTATTTGTAGACTGAATATGTAACACAGAGTTGTAGCGAGTTACGGTAATACCAGTAACAGCAGAGCCGTTAGTAATATCATCATAGTATGTTGTACTAACCGAAGTACCTGAAAAGGTATCTAGGTTCTCTGCAATCAAGTCAGTAGATGCACCACGTTCAGCATCCTGTGTTAGTGCTGTACTATCCTGTGTACTAGACTTTGTAGCAAACTCAACTGTACTAGAGCTACCACCCTTGGTAATAACCAAGCGATAAGTAGAAGAGTAGTCAGCCTGTTTTACAAAGACTAGTGCTTCTGGGTTACGAGTAGATGAGGTTGTTGTACCCTTGGCTACTGTTGTATTCTTGTTAATTAGGAACGTAGCATCTGCAATCGACACTGCTGCAATTTCTTTACTGGGGTCTGTGAGACCAGAGAAGTAACTGGCGGCATTATTGGTAACAGTTTTGGCTGTACCTTCCTTGTCGAAGACTCTGAGAGTACCAGCAGTATCAATAATAAGACTATAATATTCGTTCTCATCCCTGCGGATTGTGTGTATAAACGCTTTATCAGTATTAGATATTACCCCCAGATCGGCAAGGTGTTCAGTACTTGGGCGTTTCGATAGCCCTGTAACAACGCTAGATAGTGCATTTTCTTGTAGTTCTGCTTGTGTGTTAAGACGTAATGATGGAGGCTGTTGCGACACACCATTAATAAGATTGGGGATTGACTGACTGATAAGTGCCATTACACTGTTCTCCGTCCTTGTCTGTCTATAATACTAAAGACATCATAGTTGTCAAAGATGTTAGCGTCATCAGTAGCCTTATCAAACTGCTTTAGTTCAAAGTAAGCACGTTCCTCGTCTTCCCTCTGAAAGTCATGTAGAGTACCTGACCCTACAACTCTATCCTGAAAGACCCTTGTGCTTTTAAGAGTGATATATCTCTTAGCTACTTCTGGTAAATCTTCAAAGTTTAATTCTACCACTACATCAAGATTAGTACTAGCACCAATCACAAATGTGTGGTTCTTTCTGTCGTACATCTTTGTACCACGTTGTACTAAGTCTTTACCATTTTGCTCTAGTGTTGCATCTGCACGAAGCACATCAGTACCAATCACTATGTATCCGTCTGTGTCCTGTGCGTATGACTTTTTGTATTCTGTATTGAAGTGCCAGCCCTGTGACTGCACATCACGATTAGTTGTGTTTAGTATTGTTTCTGCGATTTCAGCTTCAACCAGACCAGAAGAAAGGCTGTTGACTGGTGCTTCACCGATAGCAGAGAGCATTGTATTAACTGCGTCTAGTTTTGTTGTAGCTGCCATGTTATCACCATTTCACCCTATTAGCCCAGTAAGCTGCGCTTGTCTTACCCTTAGCTATATTCTTTGCATGACGTGCTTTGAAGGACTTACGTCTAGCCTTCTCTGAAGCGGTCTTTGGACTCTTGCCAGCACCACTCACACCCTTCTGTCCAAAACGTACAATCTTTAGTTTGTCATTTGTTCTGACCAACACCGCATGAGACTTTGAACCGTGTTTGGGAGTACGTTTGGGTTTGTTGACACCTGAAAAGGTTTCTCCTGCGTGTTTAATAGCCATGTTACTTCTTCTTCATGTACTTGTTTTGTACAGGCATACCTGTCTTCTTGGCTTCTTTCTTAGCTTTAGCCATACCTTCTTTGGTATACTTGTAATGTTTCTTTCCTACTTGTGGCATAATTACTTCCTATACTTTGCTGTCTTTTTAGCAATCTTTAGAGGTTGACGTACAAACTGTTTACCCTTACTACTACCTTCACGCTTAGCTTTAGTAGTAGCAGCATACTCAGCAGACGACAAAGACTTGATGGCAGCCTCTGGTAGATAACGCTCACCTGTTTTACCAGATGGCTTACCAGACTTAGTGCGCCACTTCTGCTTTGTCCATTTCTTTAAACTCTTCTGTGGGGCTTTCATCGGTAGCCACCACCCTTTGCCTTGTATTCACGAGCCAGCATCTGTGCTTTTCTAGCTGACCACTGACCAGAATTACCACCCTTAGAACCAGCCTTAATCTTATTAAATAGGTTCTTTCTCATGGAAGGCTTTGTATAATTTCCAGCCTCATTAACGCGAGACTTTTTAATCTTCATGTTCTTCATAGTACTATCCCCTTAGCCATACAGCCCACCAGATAAGAGCAACTGAACCAACAAGAATAACACCAATGGCTATCAGTAGTTGTATTAGTTCTAGTCTTTCCTGACGCTTTTTAAGGGCTTCCTGCTGTTGTCGTTGTCTTTCTTTTCGTGCCTCTGCCTGAAACCTCTGCCAATCATTCCAGAGGTTAGCTCTTCCATACCACTGCATCATCTGACGAAGTTCATCCTCCTGTTGCTTTAGCTGTTCTAAGGCTAGAAACTCTTCTAGGTCACTGGAACCAAACACAGAGTTCTTTTTCTTTTCTCCGTTTTGTCTAAGGTCTTCCTTAGCATTAACAAAGTCTGAGATGGCAGAGCCAGCAGATAGTAAGTCCTTACCATTGAGGACGGTCTGTTTAATTACGGAGAAGGCTGCATTGGCTGCTGCTAATTCTGCTAACATTAATACACCCTCACATAGTCTGGATTAATAAACTTAGGTACACAGTAGGCAGTTACCCTGTCTCTACTGTCCATCCAATCGGTATGGCTATAGTTTCCATAGCGTTTAGAAACCTGAGCAGCGTAAAAGTTACAATCAAGGATTGAACGAAAGTACATATCATTACTGATGCGTACCCTGTCTTCTCCCACTCCTAAATAAACTAGCAGAAGAAAAACGTGCATAACAAAAAGGGAGTAGCCGTTAAGCTACCCCCTCGTTTATTTAAGCGTTTGCGTCAAGCAGTGCGATACATGATGCAGGACGCAGGACGTTGTGTCCCATTGCGTACTTAGCAACCATGAGTGTACCCTGACGGTTGATCTGATACTCAGACTCCATGCCAAGGTCAAGCAGCTTAACAGTAGCTACAGCTTCTGGTGTGAAGACAAAGCCCTTAATCAGGGATGCTTCTGCAACCATGTCTGCGCCATCCAAGTCAGTGGTAGGCAGATCATAGTGAGCAGCACGTCCTGAACCAGCAGTGCTGGCTAGTGGTGCGTTGTCTGATGTCTCACCTTCGTTAGCATTACCAGTAGCAAGGCTAGTGTAAAGGTTAGACACATCAGCGTGGTTTGACATGATCACAGGAATACCAGCAATCATAGGTACAGTAGCGGAAGCAACTGAACCATTACCACCGAAGTCACGGTTCATGTATGTCAGCTTAGAGCCGTCAGACACGTCCATCAGTGCATAGTACTGTGCTGGTGGCAGGGCAACTACCGCACCCTCAGTCGGGATGTTGGCAATGTCCATTGTCTTCTTGGCATCGAAGATAGCCTTAGCAATCTTAGCTGGGTCAAGAAGGTCAGCAGTAGCTGTACCAACAGTTACGTTACCAGTGAAGTCTTCTTCGGTGAAGGCTTTGTAGTCTTGGATAAGACCAGCAGCACGAGTAGCGTTTGTTGATAGAGAAGCCTTTACCAGCATACGAGCTACGTTACGATCTGCCTCATTAGCCAGTGCAATACCAGCTTCCTTTGAGTAGATTGAACGTACATCATAGTGGTTGATAGCTTCGTCAATGTTAGCAATGAACTGCGAACTGATTAGCAAGTCGTCAATAGTAACGATACGCTCACCAGCACGAATCTGCCCACCAGTAATCTCGTTTCCGGGGGTCAGGTATTCAGCAGATGCACGGCCTGTCATTGGGAATGAAGCAGACTTACCCTTTGAAATTGTACGAGTGCGTACTTTGTCCATGAGGACTTTCTTCTCTTCGTAAGCTGTTAGGACTTCGCCAGCATACAGCTTGAGAAACAAGTCACGCACGTCACCTGTATTGTTATTTTGGCCTTGGAAGCTTACGCTATAGGCCGGATTTGAAGCAGCTTGTGCCATTTTAATTACCTCTTAGTAATGTTATGTTGAGTTAAAGTACACTCTGCATTGCATTACATCCTTTTCCAAGATTGTCCCTCGCAAGGGGTCAGGGTAATCGTTTGTTATGTTAGCTTCGTGTTAGGGTTTCCCCTTCTAAGCACACCCATAGTAGATGTGTTTAGAAGGAGAGGGAGAACAAGTCCCCCAATCCCATGCAACATTTAGAACAGACTAGAACGAGCCAGCTTATCAGCGACTTGTTGCCTGTAGGCAGGGTCTTGCGCGTATCTAGGGTCACGCATAGCTACAGTTAATTCTGCGTTGCTATTAAACTTCCCACCAGAGGATACCGCACCTGTGCCTCCTTGAAGGAGACTTGGTTCAGCCTCTGAACGATAACGTGCATTAAGTCCTTGCACAGCAAACCTAATATTAGAAGGGTTCTGTGTATCCATTGCTGCATTAAAGGCATCTATCTCTGCTTCAGGTAGATTGTTAGATGCCCATTGCATAAGTTCAGCATACTGCTCTTCTCCTCCTACAAGTGAGTGCATCTCTGACTCTACTTGAGAGGACAAGGCGTTCTGACCTTGTATCCAACTATCAACAAGTGTACGAGAGAAGCCAGCTTCTTCTAGTGCTGAATAAGCATCAGTAGAAAGCTCACCATTATCTAAGTACTCTTGTTGAAATACGTCAAAGTCCAGTCCCTTGGCATCAAGGGCTTCCGAAACCTCAGAGCTAGTCTGTTCTACCTGTTCAGCTAGTTCTTCTGTTTCTTGGGTCTCTTCTTTAGTACCACTACCAAGCTTACCCTCTAATGCTGAGTAAGCCTTTGCCATTTCTTCTGGACTTTTAAACTTTTCAGGCAACCAGTCAGGACGATCAGAGGGTGCTTGTCCCTCTGCCTTCTTCACCATAGCGTCAATATGCTCTTGTGATTCAGGTGGCTGTTCTTGGTGTGTATTTAGTGCATCTGTCATTCGCTAACTTGCTCCAATGCCTGACGTATTTGGTCAGGGTCTATGTTACCAGCTACTCTTGGCACGGTTTGTTGTGCCGTTTGCATAGCTGTCTGTTCCATCATTTGTTGTTGCATCATTTGTTGTTGCTGCATCTGTTCTTGCATCTTCTGTTCCTGTGACTTGATTAAGCCAGAGGTATCAATACCAAGAGAAGCACCAAGACGGTCAATGTAGTCATTGATGTTCATCTCACTAGCAATAACTTCAGCCCCCAGTGGCTGTAGATACTGCAAGAAGGTTGCAAGTTTATTAAGGTCTTGCCCTCTACCCAACGCTTCAATGCCTGTAACGACAGTGGGTTTAACACTATCCTTAGGCATCTTAGGCATCTTACCCTGTGCCTGTAGGGAGTTAAGCAAGATATTAATTAGAGGAAGTTGAAACTCCTGAGACAGAATAGAGTACACACCACCAAGGGCTGTCTCTAGTTCCTGTGCCATGAAGCGTACTTCTTCTGCTGTCACTCGTTCTGCTGCTCGTTGTACTGAACTGTTCAACAAGAAGGCAGCAGCCATGCGGTCATTAATCATCCGCATTGTTTCTAACGCTACACGGAAATCAGCGGCTTTCTGTACCTGAAGGGTAGACACATCATTAGAGTCACCATTCAGAAACGCACCATTGGGTGCTTTAGAAAGGTCAGAAGATTTCGTTGTACCGTTTGGACGAACAAGAAAGAGTACCTTGGAAGAAGCAGCACTACCCTGTACAATAGCACGAGTAAGCGACTCAAGACTTCTAAGGTCTCCTATGTATTCCTCTACATACCCACGTCCGTAGTCTTCTCCGTCTATACGGATAAACCGAAGAGGGATGAATGGGTTTGTGTCGTCCTTAAATGTTCCCCTAGACTTAGGGACTTCTATATCAGCAACCTCTTGAAATACTTCAAAACCCTTACCAGTCTTTATAAGCTTGGTATAGAGGTCAAGAGATTTAACTGGAGTATCTGATTGTTGCAGCATCGCCTGTACTTCTTCTGGAAGCATTAGCGGTGATACTGTTTCTTTGGTTATGATTTCTAGAACATTGCCCATAGCGTCACGCTTTACAACGTAACGGTCAGGTCTGTATACCTTCATGCCACCCTTCTTGGGCATGTATACAAGAGCATTACCTGTAACAATAAGAAGCTTTAAGGCTTCAAATACAGGTACACGGATAGCCTTACCCTCAATCTCTTGCATAGCTGCACGTTCAATCCGTGCTAGTCCTTCTTCTACCTGACCACGATTATCACCAGCAATAGCTTGTAAATCAAAGTCATCAATAGTTAGTCTGAAGAAGGGACTGTTTGGAGGTAGCAGAGCCAGAAGCAGTTTTGATGCGAGATTGTTAACACCCCTTGCCCCTATACCTTGATATGGTGTACTGTAGATACTTGAACTACTATGACCTTCATCTGGTAAAAGAGTAGGAATGGTAAGCCTTGCTGCTTCGCGTCCTCGTTCTAAAAAGGTGTCTCGCTCCCCTTCAAGTTGACTGTAGCGTTTAGCTACTTCACCTACACCCTGTTCCATTTAGTTATCCTTTTGGAATGTTTAATCCTGATTGTCCTGTACCACCTACATTAGCGGCTGCTGGTTGTGTAATCAAGGCTTTCTTGCCTGTCTTCTTCTTCCCTAACATAGTAGAAGTAGTATCTAAGGCTGCTTCCTCATCACTCTCTGTCTGCTTTGCAGCAGCAGTAGCTGGTTTTGCAGCAGCAGCTACAGGTGCAGGACGACTCTTCTTTCCTCTGAATATACCGCCCATACTACTCTCCTGTAGGTACTTGAACACCAGAACCAGAACTACCTGTTTGTGTAGCTGTGTCCTGTAATTGAATCTTCAGACCCTTCTTACCAGTCTTCTTTTTCTTCAGTGTTTCTGATGTTAATTCTGTGTCGTCCATCTCAATGTCAGGAGTCTTTGTAACTGCTGTTACTGGTCTCGCTGGGACTGGTGCTGGACGAGGGGTTCTTCCCATTAAACTACCCATTTAATTTTCCTCAAAATCGTTGTCTTGTAATTCATGTAACTTTTGTATCACAGACTGTTGCCCCCTGAGGAAAGATAATTCCTCAGAGGTAATCTGATTAAGCGGAAGTTTATCTGGATACAGTTCAGAAAGCTTTCTAAGTAAGCCATCTGTAATGTTATAATCGTTTCCTAGAACTCTCATTATATGCAAACTTTCGCTAATAGGGTTACTTTAGATTTCACAGACACCAGCAGTACAGGCAAGCTCCTGAGAACTTGTAGTATTATCAAGGACTTCTGTGTACTCAGCGAAGTCAATCACAGGCATTGCTGCTTGTAACTTCTTGTACTGGTCTTCTGTTACTTCTTCGTATGGTGCTTGTGCATATGAATGGTTATCATCCTCACGAGGAAGGAAGGATACACCACACACCTCATCCCAATGTTTCCATACCCATGCACCTACTTCTGCCCACTCATCCTCACCTACATAGATGGTGACTGATGGGTTGTGGTCTGTCCACTTGTTACGGTATGTAAGCCAAAGCTCTAGGTGTTCGATTGCACCAATGTCATGACGTGTCATACTATTAGAAGCAGAAGCCATAGGAAATTCAAACACTAGGTTCTGTGGGTTGTATACATCCACTTCACATGGAACACCCTTCTCCTTCATCCAAGTAGCCAGAGGGTCTTTGACATCTGCTCGTACTCTACGGATGTAGTGCTTGGCATAACGTGGGTGGATACCACTACCACTATTAACTAGTTGTGACACAGTACCAGAAGGCTTAACAGTTGTGATAGCCTTTGATGGGTTGATGCCTAGCTTCTCTGCCCACTCCTTGTTAACATCACGAGTGATATTCCGAAGCTTCTCTAGTGTACCACCAAGAACAGACTTCTCATACTCGCCCTGACCTGACATAATCTTGTGGTCAAAGATACCAGTAAGAGATACGCCTAGTAGCCTTTCTTCTTCTGAGTTCTTCCTCCAGTTCGGTGACAGGTATTTGAAGTCCACAAGGGCTGATTGAATCGTCCCGATGATCGTTGCGATTTCGGTTTTCTTTTCGAGGTCTCCGACACCATCGGTTTCTCTGATGACAACTTCGGATAGGTTACAGAACTGTCTGCTTCGGAGACTGATTTCTCCACAGGGGTTCGTTCCAAAATCGCTGCGGCTTTCTCTGCCAATACTTTCTGCCTTAGCTTGGGCTGCTTCACGGTTGAATATCCCTCGTTCACCTGATTTAGATTCATACAATGCTGACCACTCACGGAGGAAGCTACCCATGTCAGGCTTCTCTGTGAATGAGATAGAGTTGTTAGCATAACTACGGTTTACCTGATCGTTCCACCAGTTACCCATCTTAGCATGACGCATACGGTCATCAGATAGATTGGATAGGCTGATCATAGCTGACCGTCTTACGCCACCAACCACAACAGCAGCAGCTACCTGACACATGATGTCATGACACTCTAGGCTGTTCAGCTTACGTCCTGATGCCTTAGTAAAGGTATTCACCGCAAACTTAAATAGGTTCTCTAGGGGTTCAGCACCAGAAGCACGTCCACCAAAGGTCTTTAACCTAGCACCAGCAGGACGCACCTTGGATGTGTCCCACTTGGGTATCTCTCCAGCATACAGGCGGCTGATAATCTTACGGAAGGCTTTAGCCCAACCCTCCTTACTATCACCAACTACCACAACCTCATCAGTCTCAACAAGCTCTGATGGTATCTCAGGTAGTTTACTAATGAACTGACGCTCGACTGAGAAGCCAACGCCAGTACCACACATAAGAACCATTAACGCTTCATCAAACGCTTTAGGGTCATCAACAGCAAGAAAGCTACAGTTATAAGCAGCAACATGATTTCTATCTAGTGCCTCCCCAGCAGTCATAATAGTACGCATGGATGGTACTACCTCAAGGTCATGGATGGCTACCTTAACGTCCTGTCTCTCTGCCAACACAGGAAACTTGTCAGTCATGTAGTTCCACCATCGGTCTACAGTCTCGCTCCATGTTTCTCTTCGTTCCTTATCCTCTAGCCACCTAGCGTAGCGGCTTACATGGATGTATGATTGATATGAATCCATTATCGGTTGTCTCCCTCTCCGTGTATAGTACCATCAACAGCACGTTTGTTTAGCTTTCTTAAATTCTCTTCTGCGATTGTTTGCAGTGACAGCCCACAGTCATGTGCTAGTGCTGCTAGATACCAGAGAACATCTCCCATCTCTGCCTGTATCTTTTCCTTCTGTTCTTCCAGAGGAATATTATCACGCATCATCTTCTTAATCTTTCCTACTACCTCACCAGCTTCCTCAGCTAGTCCAAGTGCAGGATAGGAAATAGCATACTTTGAAGGATAGACAGCAGTACGTCTAGCCTTCTGTTGGTATTCGTAAAAGTCAATCATCTTACCAGTTTACCCCTTCTGTTTTCTCTAGTAGTTCAACCATCTTCTCCAAGTACCATATGGCTTTCCGTGCATCCTCAATAGGCTTACCCTTCTTCCATAGGCGTGAGCCTGTGTACTTGATAACATTACCCTGACAGTAGCTTATAGCCTCGTAGTCACCTAACACATCTACAATGTAGTCAATGGTTTCAATCTTACCATCAGCGTAGTGAGGTGGGCTATTAACCATGTCGTTACTGTTAATATCTTCAAACTCTTTAAACATACGCTTCATGTAGTCTTCGTGCTTTTCCATAGCTTTACCTCACCTGTATCTGTGTCATATTCACCATTGCGTAGTATCCTAGCAAGTCGTGCGTTCTCTAGTGCTACTTCTTCTGAGAGACCTTTGCTAATGAACGCTCTGACCACCGCACCCCAGCCGTCACCAAACTCAAGGATTTTCTCAGCAGTCTTCGCACCAACTGAAGGACAACCCTTGTAGTTGTCAGTGCTATCACCAGTAAGAGTTTGTACAAAGAAGTTATGATCTGCTTCAATCTCTCCGATTTCCACAACCTCTCCATCAATCCAATGCTTTGCTGGTACAGTCCGTAGGTCTTTGTCCTCAGACCAGATAATAGTGTCTTCGTTAGAAGAACCAAGTATTCCCAATACATCATCTGCTTCTAGTCCTCTGTAAATTACTGTGTTGTACTTCTCAGTTATGAATGTCCTAGCCCAGCCAAGAAGCATAGGTCTCCTGACATTACTCCTGTTAGCTTTGTAGTAAGGAGCAATCTTCTTACGAAAGTTATCCTTGTCTGACAGGGCTACGATGCAGTCCTGCACAGGTGCTTCATTCAGTAGCTTACCTATCTGGTCTTCAATGCGTACCGCTACGTCAGCCTCATGGCAGTGTAGTGTCCACAGTCCATCACCCCAGTTAACAGGTGTCTCAGCAGAGGTAGCCGCCTTGTAAGCTATGATGTCACCATCAATGAGCAAAAGGGTCATCGTCATTCTCCTTGTTAATTAAATTCTCTAGGTCTTTAATCTGGGTATGTGTCATAACTTGTATACCAGTCTTGACTTGTATGTAGTCTAAGTAAGACTCAACAATCCACTTGATACACAGACATATACTTATACCAAAGAAACTACAGGTTATGATTAGTTTGAAAAAGAAATCAAAGTCCATGTTGGATACACTCCTTGGCTTGCCCTACTGACATCTTGAACCACTCACCCCTACGCTCTGCTATCTTCTCAGCAGCCTCGTGTGCAGCAATCTCAGCCTTACGTCTGTCCTGTGTAGCGACAGAGTACATTACCTTGTAGTCACGCATTGGACTACTTGTCTGGTATCCCTTGCATCTGTCCTTTGCATCAATAGCCATACCAATCTTTACCCAGTCAGGCCAAGCAGGATTAGTAATCACATATACCTCACCCTCTTTAACCGTCTCTAGTATAGTATGACTATGTACATCATCCCATGTCTTGTAGTTTCCTGCCTTGTGTAAGGGATGTTTACGAGAGATATACTTACCATTGACATACATCTTTAATGGATTGCTTAACTTGTTATTCTTGATACTAAACTTATTAGCAAAACAAGTATTACATATTCTTTGCTTTCGTTTAGCAAAAGAAGGCATCCAGTTTTGAGTATCTAATTCTACACTACACTCTGTACAATTATCAGTGGGTGTCTGCCCAGTTTCTTCCGTACTTGTATTCGCTGTCAAGTCTGCATCTGAATTTGAAGTGTTGTTCGACATCTCGCATTGCTCGTTGAATAAGTTGTCCTGTTGCATCTTCCTGTCCTTCCTTTACTAGTAGCTGTACTTCATCATGGATGAACGCCACAATCTGTGCGTCCAAGTTTGAGTTCTTGATGGCACGACTAACAAAGACGTACCATGTCTTACAGATTATAGCACCAGCACTCTGTAACAAAGTGTTTAATGCAGCGTGACTGTGACGGATAGGAATGATACGTCCATCCAAACCCTTCAACCAGCCTCGTTCCTTTGCAGCATCGGAGACAGCATCCTTTAGATACT